TGTCTACCCCCCTGGACACTGGTGACGACCCCCCCTGGACATCCACGTCCACCCCCCTGGACATTTTCACCGTATAGACCAGCGAGGAATTATGCCGCTGCCTCTTCGTCACAGCCCCACAATTCAACAGCTCCTGCGCAGCCCGATCGACAGACTTAGCAGAGCAAGACATGCGCGCGGCAAGAGTATCCCGAGAAGGGAAAGCCTCGCCGGTTCGGTTGTCAGCGTAACGGGCCAAAACCGCGTACAGCCGGATGGCCTTATCCGAAACCCCGGAGTCAATAACCCATTCCGGGATGATGCTGAAATTGAGCTCTAACTCGAGCTTGGAACCCATTGCTACCTCCACCTTTTACTTCTAAACCAACTGGTCTCGTTCCACTTTGACCTTAGTCCCATCCGCCAAAAGAATCCACCAAGAAAACCCAGTGCAATCGAAAACAGGGTGATCGAGCTGCCCCCAAGCCGGTACCTTGTGACCCCAGCCGCGCGCAGCAGCACCAACCGAGGCGTCCGACTCCATCGAACCGTTGTAAACCCCGCATACAAGCATCAAATTATCCGCGGTGTCCAAGAGCTTCGAACCGCCCATGCCCCGGTTCTTCCGGTGGTGGGGGACCAAGTCCTCTTCGACACCGCAATGCCAACAATGACTGTCGCGAGCCTGCACGAGCTTCAAAACCTTTTTAGGGATAGCCATAACCCAAGTCTACGCGCTCACCCTTTGTCAGTCTTGTAGAACCCCGACCCCTTGAAAATAGTCGGCACAGCAGAAAACACCCTCACCATCCCATGCCCAACATCACACAGAATCAGCTTGTCCACCGTGATGTCATGCGTTACGTCACGCGTTACGTCACACTTCCGGCACCTGTAAGAGTAAACAGGCACTAAAGTTTCATTTCCGCCTGCAAAATCTTAGACATCGTCGCCTGCGCCATAATCGCCGACTCAATACCCCGGAGCTTCACCTTAATACGGTTCACCTTAGCCTTAGCCACATCTCGCGCAAAGCGGAGCTCCGAACACGCAAGCTTTGCGTGGGCCTGCCTCTCAGCAACCGAGCCTGCACCCGATATAAACGCATGAGCCTCCGCCTTGTCCAAATCAGATTCAGCCCCAGCCAAATCAATCTCAGCCTCATAAAGAGCCTCCACCCCTCGCTTGTTTTGCGCTGTCAATTCCGACAGCTCCTGAATTATCTCCGATGCCATCACAAAGCATCACCAACCTTTCACAATAAACCGATCGCCAAAAAGCGGCATCACCGCTGTGCGACCGCAAAGCATCACGATACGCCTCGTCAAGCTCCCGGAGGCTTGCCATTAGAACTGATTGATTCGGCACGCTTCTTTATCTTCTCTAAGGTTGTGGTGGCAGCGCCAGCTTGTGACGCCTCCGCCCAGAGTAACCTAAGCGCATCCTTATCCTTCAGCTTTTCAGATTCGGCAAGCCAATCACGGCGGGCAGTAGCCTCCTCGTGCCGCTGCACCTTCGCCATTTCCTCCGCCGAAGGCCGCTTGGACCCAGTGAACTCACCGCCCAAGTCAGCAAGAGCACGCCCGAGGGCGCTGGTCGCGCAATTCTCAACCATCGAAACCTTATTCACAGGTGACGTTTCAGGGCGCTCCTCAGCAAAGTCCACAGTCACAGGGCGAGGGTCATCCCGATCCAGATACACTTCAGCTTTGATGACAACCCGCTCAGGGCTAAAGTGGACCAGCTCGGTGTGCAACCGCCCCGAAGGGTGAGCCTTCCAAAAAAGGTCGATGCGTTCGGCGACCGTGCTGTACTGAGAAATATCAAACCGCGCCATAATTATCCTCCATATAGTTAGCAACGATTGCCGAAGCAAAATCCGCCGGAGAAACCCCCGCCTCATTCGCAGCAGCCAAAAGAGCCGCGTAAAGTTCCGACCCCATATCTACCGTGATGACCACATCACTCATTGTTTACCCTTTCCCACAGCCGGTCGGCCGTGTCAATCAAACTAGCAATCATTTCCTCGTCCCTTTCAATGACTACAACCTTCGGCTCAAACCAACCGGGCAGAAAGAGCCCGTCGCGTTCCTCCCGAAGCATCCAAGCAAAAACACACGACACAGCCCCGGTTACATGTAACTGCCACTGCACCTGCCGCCGGTATTGAATTGGCAACTTGGCAGGATTCCAATCCTTCCCCGTCGTTTTGATTTCACTGATTCGGTCGTGGTCTAAAGACAACCCATCCGGAGTGGCCCGATGGTGGGCTTGCTCAGGGTGACCGATTAGCCAATCATTCGGCATGATGCCGTGCTCATTCTTCAAAATCATCGCGATCGGACCCTCCCAGATGCGACCAAACTGCATCAAAGGATTATCCTGCTCAACGAAATCAGCGAAGTAATCTGCAACCGCCTGCTCGAACCCGCCAGGGCCAGAGCCAGCCTTAGCAACCTGGGTGGCAGTAACCCCACCCCGCCGGGCATCAAGCCAAGCCTCCGCGCTAATAGCTTTTGAAGCCAGAAAAGAGTCAGTCGGGATTCTTGACATATTGGTCCCTCCACATTTGCCGCGCCAGTTCTTGCGCATCCTTACACACGTCATCCGGAGCCATCCGCATCACCAGGTCAAGGGCAGCCTTCGACCGCTCCCAGATTTGACCATTATCGGAGTAAGCATCCAACTGGGTATCAACAATCAGCTGCGCCAGTCGAGCCACATCAATGTTCGTCACATTTTCCACCATAACCTCCATTAAACTAATACTATGAGCAACCGCCGACATGAAACCCCATACCGGGAATTCACGCGCCTGATCGACGCGGCCGGTGGTGTTCCTTGCGAGGAAATCCCTGCTATTTTTTTTCCCGAAGACTACGCAGACAAAGAAACCCGGCAATACGCAATAGCCACAGCAAAAAAGATGTGCGGCACTTGCCCATTACAACCCGAGTGTTTCAGTTACGCAGTCGAAGCCCAAGAGCCCTACGGTATCTGGGCTGGCACATTGCCAAGCGAGCGCTAACCGTCCTCATCAATATCCTCAGCCTGCGTTTCCACAGCCCAAGCGTTTAGATACACCCGCAGCCTTTGCGCTTGATTCCGAGTCAGACACAAAGTGCCCGGCCCCTCCATTTGCCAAACATCGTGAGTCAAAGTGAAACAGACATCACGCCCGTCATTCCTTACCTCTATCATTTCCCCCCCAATTTGTAGGCTGCGAAAATAAGCATCCCGGCCCCGAGTAGAACTGAGCCGTTCACCCCGATGGTCGGGTCTAGCACGTTGGGCAGCAAGGCAAAACCGGCACCGGCCGCAAAGAGAATCCAATACATCAAAGCATCACCGCCAAAATTGCTGCAGCAATAACTACTGCGGTAGCAATCATCGACCACCCGGCAACAGACATACCAGATCGAGAAGCCTCCCGCATATCTTTACGCTTCACGGCAGGCTCCTGTAACGCCACATGAGAGCTCGCAGGCTTTGGAGGCGGCACAGGCTCCTCTTGCCACAGTGCAAGCGCACGATCCATCATCGCCTCGTTGGTCATGATGAGCCAGCGGGCATCCGCAGACAGCACAGACCGGTGCGCACGATCCCAAGCAACGACCGAGCGCAGGTGGTCGTCGTGCATTTCCTGCAGCTCGACCTCTTGATTCTTGAAGTAACCCATGATTGTCCACCTTTCGATTGGGCTGGTTGTAACTGTAGAGCACGTTTAGAAAAAAGTCGAGTATTGACGGCAGCGAATAATTGGTGCGCGGGCTTGCTTTAGTGTGTATAGGGGTATACAGTAGAGTCATGACCAACCAAGCAAAAGGAGCCAAAATGAACACCACAGAAACCAAGCGCGACGAAGCAATCGACCTGCTGCACCAAGCAATCCAAAAAGGCAACTACGACGAGGCAGACCTCTACTTTGACTACATCCTCAACATCAGCCGCAACGCCTAACCAACACCAAGAGAAAAGGAAAACCATGAACACCAACAACCAAACCGCAGAAGCCTACATGAAGGCAGCCGAAGCCCTGCACCTCGCTAAGGACGCGACAAACACAAGCCGCAGCGGATACAGCATCAACCCCTGGGCATTGACCACAGCAGACGCCGAAGCCAACCTCAACATCGTCGACCGAGTGATCGCACAAAAAGAGCAAGAGCTCGAAGCCCTCAAAGATGCCCGAATCGATTACCTGGTGCAGGTCAAGCTCGGCGGCCCAGACGCCTACCGCGAGCACGCCCAGGCCCAGGCCTAACCCAGAAGCGCCCTGCCACGGTGGGGCGCTTCCAGGTTCGGCTGTGATCACAAACAATCTCTACATCAAGATACATACAACATCCAACCAAAAAAAGAAAAGGACTGTACAATGCTAGACATGGAAAGCAGCTACGATTACCGAAACATGAGCACCGAGAAGCTCGCAGACCTTCGCGCATGGCAACTCAAGCGGCTAGAAGATGTGTCAAACGCTCTCAGAGCTCAGGTAGTCGCCGAATACAAGCCCGGCGATAACATCATTCACCTCGCCAAAAAAGCGGGCGTCACACGGGCGACAATCTACTCCTGGATTAAATAGAAAAAGACCCGCTGAGGGTGGAGCTCAGCGGGTCTTTCAACTTCTAGCCTATTGGCAAGAGTCGCATTGAAGCAAGTCCATCGGATCGACCGGTACAGCGTACCCCTCTACCGTTTCACGCTCACTCATCGACCGGCTGCCGATCGTACTGCAACACCGAAGTAAGCAAAGACATCACCAAAGCCAAAGCCGACACAGATAGAACATTCAGCCAGTCGACATCAACAATGCCAGCGGCACCAACCGAAATAGTAGCCAAAGCGGTCTGCGCAAAAGTTTTGACAGCGCGCTCCGTGGCGTACGCGTGGAACTTCTTAAGTTTATCCATCAGGATTACTCCTCTTCTGTAAATGGTCATCGGCGACAGCGCCGCCAATATAAGACCCGAGCACCAAAGTAATCAAAGCAACACCGCCAGTGATTAGCTCGGAGGCACCTATTCTATCTCCCCAAACAGCGAGAGCTCCCAAAGCAATCATTACAGCGCCGATCCCCCAAGAGGCGGCAACATAGCGCCTGCGAATTTTCCAGTTGCCCTGCGGCCTCATCGGGTCATCACGGCAACCAAAGGGCTGACCACTGCAGCAAGGAAACCAAAGCCCCCGATGGCCTGCCACATGCGCATCTCAAGCTTTCTGATTCGCGCCTCGTGGTCCTCAATCTTGTCCTCCGAGTCAGGCAAAGCGTTAGCAATTTTTTCCAGCAACCGCCCCTGACGCTGCACCTCTGCATAAATATCGCGCATCGAAACCCGCACGGCACCGTTCTCTTCTTCCGCCATTACTTCAAAGCCCTCCGGATTGCAAAAAAGCTGGCAAGCCGTGCGCTCATCGGTTTGACCGGCACAGGCTTAGGCACCTTCACTGGTGCAGGTTCGCTCGCTTCAATTTTCTCCGAGGGCGCTTCTTCCACTTCAAGAAAAGGCACCGGGTCCACAGTGTCCCCCCAAGTGCGAGAACGCCTAACTTCCCAATGCAGATGAGGGCCAGTGCTTCTGCCCGTACTGCCTACAAGAGCAACCAGCTCACCGCGCTGCACCTTTGTCCCCTTCAACAGATGCGACGGTTTCTGCAAGTGATAGTAGACCGTAAAAAGGTCAGGGGCGTGCTTGATAATTAGAGTGTTGCCACCCGAAGCGCCGGAGCCCTTGTGAACGATTACACCGTCGGCTGGAGCCGTCAAAGGCGTACCGGTCGGAGCTGCAACATCAACACCGTGGTGAAATTTGCGCTTCCCAGTGATCGGGTCAATTCGCCAACCATAAGGTGAGCGCGCATTGATTGTGTAGCCCTCGGGCCATGGCTCGGAAAGTCGCACCGTTACACCTCGACGTAATCGCAGAAATGCGTGTGACAGTTCGCCCCACAGAACCCCGTACAGTTGTGTGATGTTTCACAGTAAGGGCAAGGGCGCTCACTCATCAGCGTTCAACCCGAACGCAGCCTGCACTTCATCCACAGTCAAACCCAAAGCCTGCAACTTTGCCACAGCAGAAGCCCTAATCGTTGCTTCAACGTTCGCGGCCTCCTCAAGCTCCACCTCAAGCTTCGATATCAAATCTTCAAGCTTTTTCTTAGAAGGCTTGGGGGACTCTGACAACCACTCCAAACCATCATAATCCTCACCACGCAACACCCATTCCTCGCCAACAAAATAGTGATTCAAAACATCAACGATTTGCATTACGCCGTAACCTCCAAAACCATCATTGTAGAAAGAGAAGCAGAATTTACAGACACAGAACCGTTACCGTTATTGGAAGCGAATTGTGTTTTGTAAACTACTGCAGAAGTAGTGGAAGGCTGGAAACGTTGAAATCCTGAAAGACTACCCACGTTATTGGCGTCAGTAGTGCCAGTGCTTCCCACGTTGCCACCCATATTGCCAATAAATTGTGAGCCATCCTGCAGCAGTTGAATCCCTACTCCCGTGTCAGCAGTGCTCTTGGTAACACCATTTTGGCTGAAGTAAACCAAAATTTCACTATCGGCGCTAGTAGGGGTAATCGTGACACTCAAACCAGTATCGGTGTAACTGGTGCTGCTTGTGGAAACCACACTTTGCGTATAACCGAACTGATATTGCTTCAGTAATCCCTGCGCTCCGCCCACCTGAACCCAAGCCGAACCGTTATACACCTCAACCAAGTTGGTTGATTCAAGATAGGTGACCATTCCCTCCGAGGGGGAAGAAATAGCTGTAGTGCGTGCTGAAGAAGAAGCAAACACCATGACGCTCTGATCAACCGCATACCCCTGCAAATCGGTTGCCGTCAAAACCTCGCCTGAAGCAAAAACTTTCCGACCTAAACCAGCCACAAAAAACTCCTCATTTTTTAGCCGAGCACACCGGCTTCATTGTCAAGTTTACCAAACACATCATCATCCAAAACAAAGAATACTAACCCTAACGCTTCAAAACTGATGGTCACGTTGTGGAAGTCCACCCCAATGTCGTGGGCTAAACCGATGATTTTATTTCGCAAAGAAACGGGGGAACCAATCTGATTGGGAGTGAAAATTACATCTGCCTGCACGCCGAGTTCCAGGCTAAGCACATCAGCTCTCTGCTGTGTGTCAAGATCTAACAAGTTCACAGTAATGTTTTCCACCCGATACTCAGGATTTTTATATCGTTGCAACACATAGTTTGCGAGGCTTTGCAGAGAACCGGAGGCAAGTAACGTGTCAAGATTGCTTGCTGTGACACCATAGGCTGCCTGGGATGCGGCGTCGCTTGCGGTGGCGGTGCCCTCAGCGGAGGTGACGGTCACCTCGTTCGCGAGCAACTCTGTGCCGTAAAGGATGGAAATGTTGTTGTATGAGATACCTGAACCATTATCGCTGAACTGTAAGGCGGTGCTTACGGGTTGCAGGAGGCGCTCCCTGAAGGCCACGTCACCGCCCTTAGTGATGAATAGCAACCCCGCCTCGGAACTTTCTACCGTTTGCAAGTAGGAGAGCACGTTGCCGTCAGCAGTACCGTCTGCGAGGATTGCGTTGCCTTCATCAAGGTCGCGCCGGTCAGCAGGCCAGGGGATCGTTAGCTCGTTGAGTATGTCTGCAACCCTTGAACCTGATGCTTCTTGTTGCACAGTTTCTTCCGCAATCGTTTCTCGTGCGAACAGGGAGAAAGCGTCAGAGGCGGTAATGTTTGCGGAGGATTGCCCGCCCATGCTGTAACTGTAATCCCAGTCATCAATGGTGCCGGTGAACACATGAAGGCCGTCTACGAAAACCCTGACTGGTTTTCTTGGCAGTGTGTACCGGATTAGGTTTGATTGTTGATTCAATGGGTCGAAGCGTCTGTCCTCGTTGAGGAACGCTGCGTCAAGTGTTCCCGCGTTTGTGCGTTGTAGGTCGCGGGATCTGCCACGGTTTGTGGTGAGGTCTGTTGTTTGTGGGGTTACGTCAACATATTCGATTTCGCCGGTGAGTTCTCCGACCCCGAGGACACCTAGTTCGGAGTCGCCTAGGGTGAACCCGTTGAGGAACCCTAGTTCGATGCGGGTTGAAACGTCATAGTTTCCGAGCCAGGTGTCGTCGAGGGTCGCCCAAGTGTCGTTGAGGTTTTCCCAGGTGAACGCTGCCGGTGTTTCGGTGAATGGCATTACGGTTGTTCTAGTTGTGTTGGTTCGTTACCCTCAGCAACCCAAAACTGTTCAGGGTCATTCCCTGCTTCCACCCATGCTGTGTAACGCAAATATTCGGCGTAGTCTGGGTTAGAAGGGTTGTCAGGAAAGCTTAAGCGCACCCCATTTTCTTCGTAAGCAATGGTTACCGATTCACCAAACTCAATTACTTCGTATTGTCGCATTTACAACTCCGCTCTCCAAGCGACTGATGCGCTTGATGATTCAGTGGTGAACCTACCAGCATTGCCAGGAGTTCCACTTGCTTGGGTGTTGTTGAAGAAGCCACCAGCATTCAAAGTTGTTCCCGTTGAGCTAATTGAATCAACATAATCGGCAGGTCTTAACCTGTAATAATTTGTTCCGCTTGTTGCCTCTAGGGTTGGAACTATTCTCATAGTGACAGGGAAGTGGTGATAAATTAACATTGAACTTGAGCTTTCGTAAAAACCAGTTCCAATATATCTGAAAGCCGCGTCTGTTGTGACTTTGTAATAGTACCTCTGACATAACGCTAACTCGGCAGCCTTCGACCCACCACCAGCAAGACGGAACGGTGTAGCAACAGGGCCAGCCTCCAACTGCACACCCCACAGGTCAATATCATGACCAACAGCATCAATCTGACGAATAACCTGCAAATCTAAATGACTACCAGAACCAATCGTTTTTCCAGCAACCGAACTTAAAGTTATTGTTTGAACAAATCGCTGCCAATCGGTTGTCAAAGTTATATCAGGAAAAGTACCACTAACCGAACTAGAGCCACCCGAACCGAACTCTTGATTTAGTCTTATTGTGTTTGTCGCCGTTCCAGAGCCAACCCTGGCCCAAAAACTTAAAGTGACTTGCTGTCCGGCAAAAGTTCGCACATCTTCGATACGCTGGACTAATCGGACAAAATTGCCCCCAGACCTAGAAGTTCTTAAAAAATACTCCGCATCGCCATAACCAATTGCCTCAATATCTCCAGGCGAAAAAGCTTCTCTGGTAATACTTAAGGTGCCCCCTGATGATTCGTCGTTCCACCTGTCGGCTGTATATCCCGCAGAGGGGCCGCTAAACGATGTTCCTCGTTGCCACACCCCAAAATCACCATTAATAATCGC